CATGAACGACGATTTCTTCAACGGCTTCCTACTCGGGATCTTGATCGTGATGGCGCTGTTCTTTGTGGCGGGTGTCATATGATCACCGGCCAGATCCTGCGCGATGCCCAGCTGGCACTGTTCGAGCAACGCGACGCAGACTTCCTGGCTCAGTGCCGGGAAATTGCAGCTCAGATCTGCAGGCAACAGGGTTCGGTGTCCATCAACGATGTCCGCGCTGCCATCAACCTGCCTGCGGAGCTGCACCCATCAGTCTTGGGTGCCGTTTTCCGAGGTAAAAAATTCACAGCAATCGGCTACACAGAAGCCGCTCACAAAGCCGCTCACGCTCGCGTCGTGCGGGTCTATAAACTAACGGAGGAAACATGTCAGGCAAACTAACACCAGACTACATGATGAGCGCCAGCCGCCTGCCAGCGCTGCTCGGGCTGTCTCGCTACCAGACACCCAACGACGAACTGCAGTACAGCATCAATGCAAGCAAAGGCCTGCCACGCGAAGACAAACAGAACGAAGCGATGGCTTGGGGCGACCGCATCGAGCGCCTGATCCTGCAAGAAACAGCCAAGCGCCTGGAGCTGCTCGAGCTCTCGACCGAGTTCGACTCGGCCTTCTTTCATAAGACACTGCCGCTGGCCTGCAGCCTGGACGGTTGGGCGCATGGCCGTGGCCAGAAGATCCGCACCGACATGGACGCAGGCATTATCGTGGTCGGCCAGGATGAGATCATGCTCGACGGCTATGGCGTGCTGGAGGCCAAGCTCACCGCAGTGTCGCCCGAGGAAATGCCAGCGCTGTACCGTGGGCCTGTGCAACTGCAGGCACAGATGGACATTATGCAGGCACGCTGGGGTGCGGTGGCCGTGCTGTACCAGGGAACCGTGCTGCGGATCTTCCTGTTCGAGCCACACAAGCAGACACTGGAAACAATCAAGACTGCGGTGCTGGAGTTTCAAAACAAGATTGAGAAGTACAAAGCCACCGGCGAGATCGACTATTACCCACCGGCCAACAGCAAAGATGCCGACCGTATGTACCCGGCAGCTGATGAGGCTACGGTGGTTAACCTGCCTGGTCGCGCTGAACAGTTAGCCGACCAGATCCTAGCAGCCAATGCCGCGATCAAAGAGGCAGAAGGCAAGCGCAGCGAGGCAGAGACAGAGCTCAAGGCAATGCTTGGCCAAGCATCCAAAGGCACCGTCGGTCGCTTCGAGATCCGCTGGCCAATGCGTAGTTACAAGGCGACACCAGAGAAAGTCGTGCCTGCCAAAGAGGCATACAGCATTCGTCAATCAACCCTATCCATCAAAGAGGCACTATGACCAAGATCGAAGAGGCGCACGCCAGAGCTGTCGTTGCGCTGCTGAATACATTGCCTGAATGTACTGAGGATCAAGCTGAAGAGATCGTCGAGTCATTCACCGCGCTTGTGCTGTACACCATTGAAGCATTCTTACCAGGAGACATTGATGACCAACCTCGTTACAACTAGACAGGGGTTTGCGCCTGCAACCTTTACCGAAGCCAGGCAGTTTGCCGAAGAGCTGGCATCGTCCAACCTAATACCCAAAGCCTACACCGGCAAGCCGCAGGACATATTGGTGGCCATGCAATGGGGTGCTGAAATTGGCCTGGCACCCATGCAGGCATTGCAAAATATCGCGGTGATCAATGGCAAGCCCAGCGTGTACGGTGACGCAGCGATGGCACTGGTGCAGGCCAGCCCACACTGCGAAGACATCGAGGAATACTTTGAGGACGAAGGCACGCCCAACCCAGTGGCCGTGTGCGTTGCCAAGCGCAAGGGTCGCAAGCCGGTGGTCGCTAAGTTCTCGGTCGAGGATGCCAAGCGAGCTGGCTTGTGGGGTAAGCAAGGCCCGTGGCAGGCGTACCCAAAGCGCATGATGCAGATGCGAGCTCGCGGCTTTGCGCTGCGTGATGCCTTTCCTGACGCGCTAAAGGGGCTGATCACAGTCGAAGAGGCGCAAGACTTCCCGCCAGAGGCCAAGCCACAGCCAGCTAAGAATATCACTCCGCTGCCTGCAAATCCACTAGATCGGATCGCGCCACCACCACCGCCACCGATAGATGAGTATGTGCCGGATCTGGAGGAAGCCGTTGTTGTAGTGCCAGCGCCAGCAGGTGAGTTCCAGCTGATGGTGCCAGGCAAAGGTGATGCCGGGCCGGTGGTCAAGTCTACGCACGCAACGCAGCTGGATTGGTCTGCGGCCTACGAAGAACTGGCCGATAAGACGATGTCGGCAGGCAAGGCAAGTGAGCGTGACCGGATGACAGCGCTAAAAAATTTCAAGGAAGCGAACCAGGTGCAGTTCAAACGGATGGAGCCTGGTGCCATGCTGCAGCACTCGCAGGCCTACCAGAAGCGGCTGCGAATGCTGGGTGCTGAGATGAACAAGGAAAAAAATCCCGACTGATAGCCGGGGAAACCCGCTGGTACTTTGGTTAGCGCAGGAGGGGCGCAGTATCAGCGGGGGGTGTTCCTCACTGCTTCGTACTGACGGATGCAGGTGTCGAGGGCTGATTGGAGCCTTGCTGCGTCGGCGGCGTACCTTGCAAGAAACTCTCCATTTGCCCGATCCAGTTCCGCTCCAGACGCTCCACTGCAAGAGCTGGTGGCACTGGACACGGCACCTGCCGGGGCGGCGGGACGCTCGGGGCGCTTGCGCAGGCTGTCAATGAGCCGGTCAGAGCGAGCGTTAATATCTTTGATCTGTTCATACGATTCCTCTCTCAGCTTGTCAGCCTGGGCCTGTAGCTGCTGCTCCTTTTCGCGTGCAGCTGCCTGCGCCTTCGCATACTCTTCTGCCAGCTTGGCCTTCTCCTGATCCCACTGCGCCTGTACCTCGGCCTTGCCTGCTGCCGAGCCTTTGACGTAGCCACCAGCGCCAGCCACTGCGACAGCTATGACAGCGCCAGCAATGAAATAGGGATTCATTTCGGCGGTACCTTGGTGCCTTCCAATTTCTTATGCACCTTGATTGTCTTGCAAACTTCCTTCTTGGTCTTCGGATCTTCCCGGCAGACTTTCTTCATCTCGCCACCAGCGTGGACGTTGAATGCTAACAGCAGGCTGGCGGCCACGGTTGCGGCCATGCGGATCAGTAAAAAATAATTCATGGTTCCCCCTACAGTTCAGGTTGTGGTGCTGCTGGTGGTGCTGCTTTACCGTTAAAGCCTGCCGCCACGGGTGGTGGTGGGCTAGTCTCTAGCATAGGCTCGACGCGCTGATGCACTGGGGCTGGAGCCTTTGGTGCCGGTGGCTGCGGGTCAGTCCAATCGCTGGCCTTGCTAACGCCAGGCGGTGGGTCGATCAACCGGGCTACGCCGTCTTTACCTTTGATGGCCAAGAGCGTTGCCAACGCACCGAGGATGTACTTCGACATGTCCGACAGCAACATAAAGAATTGGCGATCCGCAGGCGCAATGGAGTTCATCGGCTGGGTCACGAACACCACCGAGTACATGGCCAAGCTCGACATCATTAGCAGCACCGCACAGAACGTCGTGCCGATGACTAGCTTGATGACCGAATCGATTTGATCTGGAGTCCACTTCATGGTTTTTGTTCCTCCGGCTTAAAGTCAGCAGCTGGCACCAGCTGGTCAGGGCAAGTGCCGGTCACCGCACAGGTCGGTCGCTGGCACTCAGGCTTGTTCCAGTTCTTATTGTCCTGGCACGGGTATCTGAATCTGTCTTCGCACCCAGCCAGCAGCAGCAGAATCAGCAGGTATCTCATTTGACCCCCAGCACATGCAGCGCGTGTTTGTAATGCTTGATCCGGTCGTTCAGCCCTATGACCCCGCCATTTATCCGCTTCGTCATACCGAGGATGTCATCAGCGTCAGCAAACTTGTTCAGGCCATTGGTTTCCCAAAACCAGCAGGCAGACTGCGCAGCCCCTTCAAAGGTGGCCAGGTACTCAGGCACATCGTTGATGTCCATCTCAAGCGAATCAGCAAATGCCTGGTAGTTTGAGCGACCGGTCAGCTGGATCAACCCGCGACCGATCCATTTTGCGGGATCAGATGACTGCTCGTCGCCGTTACCCATGCGGCCAGCGTAGATCCGATTAGCGATTGCGACCTGCTTGTTCGGCCTGCTCGCGTAGTCCTTGGCCATCTCATCGGTGGGAAAGTATTTCGGGAATAACCTGCGCAGGGTTTCCCACTTGTAATTGAGATTCTCTTTTAGTGCGACAAAGTTGCCAGACTCATGGGCGCATTGGGCAATGAATGATGCAATGCGCTGGGGTGTGTTGATGTCATAGTCCGGCAGCAGCTGCTCCAGTGCGTTGTGCCAATAGGACACATACTTATTCCCTGGGATCAGTTGCTTCAGTTGGCTCTCTGTAAGCATTGCCTTGCCTCCGCTCTTCCTGTATTTCACGCCTCAATTGTTTCATCTTCTTTACTTCATGCACCGCAGCCTGGGTCGCAAAGTACATGTCGTAGTACATGAAGGCCAGGATCGGCATGACGATAAAGAACATCAGCACCACGGCCATCACTGTAGCAATCAATGACCAAGGTACATCCTCATTGTCGCGCTTCTGATTACCAGCCACATTAGACCCACTGCCCACAGTATTACGAACACGACTGCTCCAATCCATACCAGACGGCTTTTGAGCCGATTTACCGCCTGCCTTCGTTGCCATCTAGCCGCCTGAATCTTTCTGGTTTCTATTGCTAGCGCATCTGCCTGCTCATTCTGAATGTCGTGCCATGCCTTCTCAAACCTTGACCACACAGACCCCAGCTCTGGTGGCGTGTTGTAGACCATCTGCTCTCGCACCTGCGCCAGCATCTCGTCCAGCTTAGACTCTAGCCTGATACGCTCCAGAGCCCTGCGACCTAGCGATAAGTCACCCTTATAAACTTCTTTCGCTGCTGCCTCGCTCTGCACATATATCTTTGCAAGCGCCTCATACTGGTCGATGAAGTTGCCAAGGTTCGACCAGATGTCATTCAGTACATCATCCGGCGTGGCCTTTGCCACTTCCTGCACTCGCTTGACCTCTTCGTTGTACTGCTTCGTCTGCTCCTTGGTCGGGCTGACGATCTTGTGGTACTGCTCCTTCAGGTCTTTCAGTACGTCGCTGACATCCCCGCTGGTACTCTTAATCTGCTTGTAAAGTTCGACACCCTTCTTGGCAAGATCGATTGCTGTGGTACAGGCCTTGTAAGCCGCAGCAATTGTGATCGGGTCAAGCACATCAGAACAGGTGGAGCTGCTTCTTCATTGCAATGATCTCTTCGCGCAAGGCATCGTTAGCTTCCTCGCACTTACGGTTCTGCTCTTCGACCGCAGCCAGCCGCTGCGACAGGCGCTCGACTTCCTCCCGCAGCATCTGTATGACCTGCTGGGTAGCAGCGTCAGTCGTGCTGTTGATACGGCCTTCGCGGTTGTCAGCCAGCACCTTGCGGTACATGGCATAGGCACCGGCGATAGCAGCGCCAGCGCCCACGCCAAGGTTAGTCAGCCAATCATTCACCTGACACCTCATCTGCTGGCAGTGGTTCGTTGCCCTCGGCAAGCCACTTTAGATAGGCTTGATAGTCGGTGTTGTCTGGATCGAATATGAATGACACTTGCGGCTCTACGCCAATGGTCATTGCAGCATCCTTACCGTCTATCGTTTTGTACAGTTGGTACATCATAGTTCGCACCCTACGAATTGAATTTGTGCAGGTAAAGAACTTGAAATTAAAGAACCCACACCTGTACCCATTGATGTCCCTGCAAGAGACAAAGTAGATCCTTGCAGACTAGCATCACTAAATGTTGGCGTTACCGTATAAGTACCCACAGCCGGAATTGTTACGCGTATTGTTCCAGATACAGAAATACCTGTTGGGGAAACTCTAGGCTCAACACCAAAAATAAATTGGGCAGTTCCACCCGTTGAGCTAAAGTTGGAAGCCGTTCCTATGTAACCCGAACCTGATGATGTTGAGTTATAAATAGGCAGATAGCGTTTGCAAAGGTTTAACTCCGTACCATACGCTCTGCGCTCAAATGGTGTTGCTACTGAGCCAGCTTCTAGTTGTACGCCGGTGATGTAGAAGGTTGCGCCGTTGGTTCCGACTACATTCGTGGCCGTTGATAAGCCGAAGAAATTACCCGTTTGCCAAGAACCTGCTGTCGTAGAGAATGTCGATCCCACGCCAAGACTGAACTGAACATGCAAACCAATAGTGTTTCCTGTTACCCAAGTTCCTGATTGATCTCCAGCAATAGTTATTGTTTTGTACTCCCAAGTGTTAGCCGCACTAATTGTGTAAGTAAACACATAAGAACGGCTTCCATCATTGTTTCTAAAAGCACCAGAGAAAGTACCTGTTAGTGACGATCTGACCCAGAATGACAATGTTACTGTTTGCGCTGATGCAGTACCAAAAGCCAAATCTGCTGTGTTAAAGCCTTCAATAGCCTGCCAAACATTAAAAACATCTCCGCTTCCTACGGAATATGCTGACGAGGATGTGCAACCAAGATAGTTTGAAAACCCAGATGGCGGCGTTACTGATCCTGCATTACGTTGAATGGTAAATTTTGAAGCAGCAAGAACACGATACGCCCAACGATCAATCGTGTAAGTTACGCCAGTAGTGTTTGAGGTATCAACACTCGCCCCGTTATTCCGCTGGTCGATCACCATCCCACCGTTAATGATGCGGTTACGGAAACCAAGTGAGCCACCGCTGTCATAGCTGGTGGCAAGTTCTGCTAGTTCTCTGGATCGTGGCATTATGCTGCTCCTTTTAACAAGGCTACTTCTGTGTGTTTTATCGAATAAACCATTCTTCCACCGTATCTGACACGTCCCGCATCTTTATCCAGCGGTCATTGACTGGCTGACCTTTAAGAACCTTCACCTGACCGATCAAACCGATAATGTTCCACTCAGGACGCTGCTCACGTGGTGTGTACTCAGCATCTTTATCCCAAGCAGGATTTAGCTTGTAGTGCTGGAACCTATTGCCCTTGTCATCATGCGTCTTGACTACCGCATCGTCAGGAACAGTCAGGCCATCAGGAATATTGTGAGACTCGTGAGAGTGCTGCTTACCATCTTCATCTGTCCACTCAAGCACATCGTGGTCTTCCATGATGTAGCGGTCAAAGTCATCGGTTAAGAACTTGTTCGCCCACTTGTTCCATGCGGTATTACCTACGACCATTGACGCCTTGCTTGGCTCTTTAGGACGAACAACGCCCATAATTGCAGACGCAGGGTCTTGGCTAGTAGCTTCACGAACTTTG